TCTGTATGGATTTACGGTTCTGAGTTCAAGAAAGGAACTGCTGGAATGATCGGTTCTTTGGAAGCAGAAGACGAAATCTTCGACAACTCTCCAATCATCATCAAGGACAAATACGCTGTAAGCGGTTCTGACATGGCTCAGATTGGATGGGTAGAAATCACAACTGAAAACGGCGCTACCGGGTACCTTTGGTATTTGAAGAGCGAGCACGAAACTCGTCTGCGTTTTGAGGACTACCTTGAGACTGCAATGATCGAGGCTGTTCCTGCTGAGTCAGGTTCAGGTGTTGCTAACGCTGCATTAAACCCAACCTACGGTAACAAAGGTTCTGAAGGAATCTTCTACGTAGTAAACTCTCGTGGTAACGTATGGGGCGGTGGTAACCCCACAACCCTCGCTGACTTTGACAGCATCATCTCTCGTCTTGACAAGCAAGGCTCTATCGAAGAGAACGTAATCTTCGTAAACCGTGCCTTCAGCTTTGACATTGACGATATGCTCGCTGCTCAGAACAGCTACGGTGCAAGTGGTACTTCTTATGGTTTGTTTGACAACGACAAGGATATGGCTTTGAATCTTGGCTTCAGCGGTTTCCGCAGAGGTTATGACTTCTACAAGTCTGATTGGAAGTACCTGAATGACCCCACTATGCGTGGTGGATTGCCTACAGGTGCTTCTGCAGCAGGTACTGTAACAGGTCTTTTGGTTCCTGCCGGTTCAACTACTGTGTATGACCAAATCATGGGCAAGAACGCTAAGCGTCCATTCTTGCACGTACGCTACCGTGCTTCTGAAACAGAAGACCGTAGATACAAGACTTGGATCACAGGTTCTGCCGGTGGCGCTCAAACAAGCGATCTCGATGCAATGGAGGTAAACTTTCTCTCTGAGCGTTGCGTTTGCACCTTGGGTGCTAACAACTTCGTGTTGTTCCGTTACGGTTCATAATCCGAAGAAAAACAATACAGGGTGGGGCGCTATAAAAGCGCTCCCCCTTATTTTAAAATCTAATCAAATTAAAATCTAATGAAAAAGAATACAGTCCCTACGGACAAGATCTACAAGCTTAAAGGAGATTCCGCCCCTTTGTCTTACACTATTCCATCTCGCAACACGAGACGATTCCCTCTGTTATGGTTTGACGAGGAGAACAATATTAATAAACCACTCAGGTATGCCGTCAACCAAAAAACCCCATTTGAGGACGAACAAGACGGCAATGCTATTGTAGAACCTATCATCTTTGAGAACGGGTTCCTTAGTGTCCCTAAGAACAATCCGGTGCTTCAACAATTCCTTCATTATCACCCTCTTAATGGCCGTACGTTCATTGAGGTTGATACCGAAAAAGATGCTGCTAAAGAAGTTGAGAGTTTGACTGCTGAGGTAGACGCCTTAGTTCAAGCCCGTCAGCTATCTGTAGAACAGCTTGAGACAGTGGCAAGGGTATTGTTTGGAAAAGATCCATCAAGGTTTACCACAGCCGAGCTTAAGCGTGATATATTGGTATATGCCAAGAAAGACCCCAAAGGGTTTGTTAATATTCTTACGGACCCAATGCTCAGACTTCAGTCCAATGTACACGTATTCTTTGAGCATAAGTTACTTACCTTTAGAAACGGGCAAAAAGAGGTGTGGTTTAACACTGCATCGAACAAAAAGAAGATGCTTACTGTTCCTTATGGACAGGATCCATACTTCACTATTGCCGAGTTTTTGAAGAGCGATGAAGGCATTGACGCTTTGAAGATGCTCGAAAATAATTTGTAATAGGTTTTGATTGATATATATTGTAGTTTTAGAGGGGGAATTAAATCTCCCTCTTTTTTTTGTTTATCTTTGTAAAAAGCTTATAATGATAAATTCCGTAAGAAATACTGTGCTCTCTATTCTGAATAAGAATAACTACGGATACGTGTCCCCATCGGACTTTAACTTGTATTCAAAACAAGCTCAGCTTGAAGTGTTTGACGAATACTTCTCTGAGTATAATAAGCTCTTGAATATGGAGAATCTTCGTACTTCAGGAACAGGTTATGCTGACATGCGAAAAGCCGTTGAAGAAGCCGTAGAAATATTTGCCACGACTTCAACACTTTCTCAAGTTGCACCGGCCACAAACAAGTTTTATCTTCCATCTCTTATTACTACCGGGTTTGATTACTTCATGATCAACAAAGTTCTATGTTATGACGCATCCGTAGTCCCACGTATATTTAAGGGAGAAGCAGAGAAGGTAACGCATACAAAGATTACAATGCTTACCACGTCCAACCTTACTTCGCCAACAGAGCAGTATCCTGCGTACACGCAAGAAGGTGGTATCATGACGCTGTATCCATCTACAATCAATCTTCCGAACGAAGTTGATGCAAACTATTTCAGGTATCCCAAGGATCCAAAGTGGACCTATGTTTCGCTTACCAACGGAGAGCCTGTGTTTGATCAGTCTCAACCCGATTACCAAGACTTTGAGGTGCTATACGAAGACGAGTACAAGCTCGTTGCTAAAATATTGCAATACGCAGGAATGTCTATTCGTGAGATAGCCGCTGTTCAATTTGGTGGAACCGAAGAACAAAAACAATCTGTATAATCATGGCATATATTTCACAGTATAAATATTATGAAAACAATGGGAATCAACCCGAGAATGCAAATTGGGGGTCCTATCAATACATAAGTCTCTACGATGTAGTCAACAACTTTATGTTGATGTATGCGGGAAACCACTCACTTGTAAATAACGAGGAGCGGTTCAAGATTTTGTTTCACGCAAAACGTGCAGTGCAAGAGTTAAACTACGATGCGTTCAAAGAGATCAAGGCATTGCAGCTAACTGTTGACGACACGCTTCGCTACATTCTTCCGTCAGACTACGTGAATTGGGTGAGAGTAAATCTGTACAAAGATGGTTACCTAAGACCACTTACAGAGAACATTCAAATACTCTCTTCTCTTGCATATCTGCAGGATCAAACAGGTACGATATTATTTGACCAAGATGGAAACGCAATATCTCCTGAGTTTTCAGAGATTGACTTGCAGCGTTTGGAGGGAACCAAGAAGAGTATCTACCTGAATCCACAAAGCCAATACTATGGCCAAGAAGGATGGGAGGTTAATGGCGTTTGGTATTTTGACTACAGTCTTGGTGAGCGCTATGGCTTGAATACTGAGACCGCAAACTTCAACCCAACATTTGCTATTGATCAGAGGATGGGAGTAATAAACTTTAATTCTGATATGTATGGTCAGTCTGTTATTCTCGAGTACATCTCTGATGGTATGGAGAATGGAGATGACTCAATGGTAAGTGTAAATAAATTGTTTGAGAAGTATATCTACGCATATATTCAATACGAGATACTAAATTCTAAGCTTGGTGTGCAGGAGTACATCGTTGCTCGTGCTCGTAAAGAAAAAGCGGCTTTACTTCGCAATGCAAAAATTAGAATGAGTAACATTCATCCCGGCAGACTTCTTATGAACCTGCGTGGTATGGACAAGTGGTTGAAATAATATGCCAAACATAACGAGGAACTTTACAGCAGGTAGAATGAATAAGTCGTTAGATGAACGACTTGTTCCCGATGGTGAGTACATAGACGCTCTCAATATTCGCATGGGTTCCACGGAGCAGTCCGAAGTTGGTGTCATTGAAAATACCAAAGGAAATTTAAAGCTTACCACAATTAAGTATGTTGATGGGACACCGCTAAGTGCATCAGCAAGATGTATTGGCACCATTGATGATAGTGCAAATGAGACGCTGTATTGGTTTATCCATGACTCAGACTTTCCTGTAGGGGCCACGGGTAAGCTTGACATGATTGTTTCATTTAACACACTCGCCTCAATTCTTACCTATCACGTAATAAGCATTGATGATGGCGGAGGTGTAAACACTACGCTTAACTTCAATCCTCAGTACCTTATCACAGGCATTGACATAATTGACGACCTGATATTTTTCACCGAGGATTACAATCCTCCACGCTTTATTAATAGGAAAAAGAACTACGCAGATCCTATTGCAAACATTGATCAGTTCAGCGCAGAGTCAATTCTTGTAATTAAGAAGCCACCTGTTGCATCTCCGGGGATACAACTTCTCACTACGGGAAGTCAGGATAATTTCATGGAGGACAGATTCATTTGCTTTGCATACAGATACCAATATGAGGATGGCGAGTATTCAGCTATATCTCAGTTCTCTGCACCTGCGTTTCAACCAAATCCATTTGAGTTCAGCATCAATAGCTTCTTGAATGAAGGTATGGTTAACCTTAACAACACTGCTATCATTACTTACAACACAGGTGGTCCGCTTGTAGTTGGTATTGACCTGCTTTTCAAAGAGGCGCAAAGCAATATCATTAAGGTCATCGAGAAGCTTAACAAGGCTGATCTTGGTCTTGCTGACAACACAGAATACAATTATACTTTCAGTAACAGTAAAATATTTACAGTTCTTCCTGAGTCAGAACTATTAAGGCTGTATGATAACGTGCCACTTCTTGCAAAGTCTCAAACCATCATGGGTAACCGATTAATGTACGGTAACTATGTAGAGGGTTATGACATCGTTGATGAAGACGGTACTCCGGTAAAGATCGAGTATGAGGCAAATCTTATATCCGAGCTGATTGATACCACAAGCCTACCTGATACTACTTCATCAGGTAACTACCTTTTTGGTAGTACGCAATCTATTCCCAACTCAATAGTGTCTATCGACCTGACAGGTGTTGACTTGATTGAGGGAGCTTCTATAACCTTAGAGCTTCGTCTTACTCACCAATCTTTTGCAGGGGATACACCTCCACCTACGGAAACAACGGAGAATGTTGCGGCTACCTTCTCATTTACACTACCTACAAACTATGCTTCTGTATACGCAATGGCTACAAGCATTGAGTTCCAAGAAGCGGTTGGAACCATAGCAAACATACAGACTGTTGCCAATGCTTGTAACGGCACTACTCTTTCGGATCAGATCAACTGTGCAATTCCAAATAACTTGGATGCGCTCATCAAGTTCCAAAGTGGTATCAGTGCTTCAGGACAACCAATTGGCATTGTTACTTCACCGGCAAGCAACTCTATTGGGTTTCAGGTGACAGCTATGAGGTATGTCAACAATACTACCACTCCTACATTCAATGTGTACGAGTACTACTCTATAAACTTTGCAGAAGCTTTCTATCAGAAGATTAATTCTCCACGAAGCCTACATAGCAATCGGGGGTATGAGATTGGTATCGTCTATATGGACGACTATAACAGATCTACAACGGCACTTGTCAGTCCGAACAACACGGTGCACGTGCCATGCTCAGCTTCTGATACCAAGAACTCAATTCAGGTTACAATACCTGTTACACAAAAGCCTCCTTATTGGGCTAAGAGATACAAGTTTGTTATCAAGCCTGACGAAGAGAGCTACGACACTATTTACAGCAGCATATTCTTTAACGACCCTCTAAGCAATAATGCTTACTTCTTACTCGAAGGCGAGAACGCTCGCAAGGTCGAGCAGGGCGACAGGCTTATCGTAAAGGCTGACACAAGCGGACCAACACAGAATTGTGTATATGCTACCGTACTTGAGAAAGAAGTTAAGCAAGCCGGATTCATTGAGATACCAAGCGTGCTTGACCCGAATGTTGACATACCTGTTCCATCAGGTGTTTATATGAAGATTAATCCTAACAGCTTTGCTGTTGTTCAGGATGAGCTTGCTATTATCGCTCCGGGTACAGAGCAGGTTGATCAAGACGAGGCAGGAGAATATCCGCTTTTGAGATACCCAATGAATAGATACGATACAGCAAATTCAGAATGGGTTGACTACACAGTTCCTGCGGGTAGCCGTATTAAGCTTGATCTTAAGTTCCAACGTCTTGGTGTGGGCTCAGGTAGTGCTGCGTGCGAAAAGCGTATTTATACGCTACAAAAAACATTGGTCGCTTCTGCGAACTACGACAACATGCAGGATTGGTTTAACGGAGACAACGTAGAGCAGATCCTTAATGACGGTGTTCAGGACATCGGAGGCAATAACTGTGAGGCAGGAAACGAATACATCTCAACGCTTGCTTCTACCAACGTAGATATACCAACCGCCCTATGTACAAACTACTACAGGTTTTATCGTAACGCTGCCAATAATCAGTTGACGCTGATCATGAGTGGTACGCTTCGTTGCGGTGGGGTATTGTCTAAAGAAAAACGTAGGTCTTCTATTACTGCGAACATTGAGGTATTTAGAGCAGAGACCACAATCATATTTGAGACTGAGCCTGCTGATGCTTTACCTGATGTGTTCTTCGAGAACGAGCTTTCTCTTCCTATCGTAAACGGCCTACATACCGGGAACGTACAGAACCAAACCACATTGGTACCGGCTATCATTGATACCGACTTCTTTAACTGCTTCTGCTTTGGTAACGGAGCAGAGAGCTACAAGATTAGGGATTCGATCGTAGGTAAGACCTTCAACCTTGGAAACAGGGTAACGTCTGTATCGGCTCAGGATTATAAAAGAATTAGACGATTTGCTGACATCACCTATAGCGGTGTGTATAACTTTGAGTCAAATGTTAATAAACTTAATGAGTTTAACTTAGGACTTCTTAACTATAAATACTTAGAGGTATCCTTTGGTCCAATATACAAGTTGGACGGTCGTGAAACTGATGTGCTTACCCTCCAAGAGGATAAGATTTCATACGTACTTGCAGGTAAGAACTTACTCTCAGATGCTGCTGCAGGTGGTGCTATAACCTCTGTGCCTGAAGTATTGGGCACTCAGATTGCACGTGTTGAGAAATACGGCATCAGCTTCCAACCCGAGAGCTACGTTCAGTGGGGATATTACAGATACTTTACAGATGTTAAGCGTGGAGCTGTGCTTCAGCTTATCGGAAATTCGTATACCTCAGACCAATTAAAAGTGGTATCTGAGCAGGGTATGCGTACTTGGTTCAGGGACAACTTTATCGAGAACTTCAATACTCAAAAGCTTGGAGGGTTCGATCCATACCTTAATGAGTATGTGATTACTTCTAACACGGAGGAGCTGCCTCAACCACAAGACTGCCTGTCTTGCGGAGTTGGTCAGGTTCTTAATATCGCTGCAGGTGATACTGTTACGTATTGCGTAGACTTAGGTAGCGCCATTGGTGATGCCACACTATCTTACAGCGTTGACGAAGAGTCTACTGCTGAGTTCGAGGTAGAGGTGACATACAATGGAGTAACCCTTAGTTCAGGGGTAGTATCCGAGTCAGGTTCATTAATTGTAGATAAATCGTCTAATAGTGTCAATGTAGCCACAATAGTTATTACCGCTACGGATTCAGTTGAAATCACGGTATTGCAAAATTGCCCTCTTTCTTTGGAGCTTAACGTGGCGAGTATTTGCTTGACGACATCAGCAGAGGTTGGTCAGTTTGTTCATAACGAGTATAGATTTACTGATGGGGACTTTGTTTCACCGGTACAGTCTAACCTCGTGACATTTGGTAGTGGTCCAAGCCCTGTGGTTTCTCAGTACAGTATCGTATCAGGAACTGTGGGCACAGGAGGATTCCCTCCTGCCGGAGCTACCATGAAGATCATCTGTCATAAGTTTGGTTTCGACACATTTAATTTTGATCCGGCTTCAGATAGCTTCAAATACTATAGAAGCAATACCTTATATAGTAACAACCCGGGAGACATAGCAGCGCTTCTTGCTGCGGCATCAGAGGCAACGCCTATCACCGGAAGCGGAGGATACCACTCAAGCACGTTTACAGTACCTTCAGTTGGTGACTACTTATACCTAATTTGGGATTACAGAAACTCAGAGGCTATCACTCTTTGCTACTCTGACATCGACCAAGAGGACGCATGCTGTGGATGTTTGCCTCCTTATGTGGTACTTTGCTATGCAGCTACCACTGCATCTGACTCATGCTGTGACTGCCCTGCATCGGCAGGATATTACTTAGCAGGTGGTAGCACATTTGGCTCAGCCACCGGAGTCTTTACTGACGCAGCATTGACTACCGCAGCACCTAATGGGTACTACTCATACAACGGTCTTGTTCGTCAGCAGATCTCAGGTGTTCTACAAGCTCAGCAATCTTGCCCGGGATGTGGGACATTAATATCACTATGTTATTCAGACGTAGACGCATTTGACTCTTGTTGCGGATGCTTACTACTATAAAATAAAATAAAATGGCAACACAAGGAACATTCTATTTAGACGCACCATCACTGAGCTCAGCCTCTGTAATTTACGATGATGCCAACTTGACTACGGTAGCAGCCGATGGGTTCTACTCTGACGGCACGATTGTGCGTGAGCAGGCCTTGGGCGTATTGCTTCCACAGGTAGCGTGTCCATCATGCAACAACGAGTTCTTAGTTGGATTCGGTGGCGCTGCTGAGGATGCTTGTAACTTCTTGGCTTCAGGTACGGTAACCGGTGATGATCCCACGTTCTGCAACTGCACTACTTTCACGGGTGCAATCTTTGCAGCGGCAGCAACAGGGACTTACTTCGTCTCTTTTGGAGGCTATAGCGTTGAGGTGAGCGTTGTTAATACCAATCCTGTGGCAACTGTTACAGGTATCTGTGTTACCTGTACACCATCATATTCATTTGGTAGCAGTGGAGTTAGCAACATAAACGAAGGTGCTGCTTGTGGTGATGCGAGTACAAATCCAAAGACACTTTACTCTGACTGTGCTGTGTTAGGTCCGGGCTGTGTACTGTGTTGGGATGTAGCGCTTCAATCTCCTGTCACAGAGATATATGCGTTTGTCCCTACACAGAATTGGGATTTGGATGGAAATGGTGTTATTGTGGCTTATTCATCAACTCAATGTTAATAAATGCCTAACTACACACTTTCATATAGCGAAGCAGCGCAGGGGTGGCCATCGTTCTACTCCTTTCATCCCGACTACATGATCGGGATGAACAACTATTTCTACTCATTTAAGGGTGGGAACCTGTATCGCCACAATGTAAATAACACGAGGAATAACTTCTATGGGACTCAGTACGCATCGATATTAAAGAGTGTATTCAACGACTCTCCTCTTGAGAACAAGTTGTTTAAGACGCTGAACCTCGAAGGTGATGATAGTTGGGATGCCACAATGAATACCGACATTCAAGACAGTGGATTTATTGAGGCGGATTGGTTTGAAAAAAAGGAAGCGTCTTGGTATGGGTTCGTGAGAAACGAAGGTACCGTGCCTGCTCAGCCATCAGAGTATGCGCTGAGATCGGTGAATGGTATCGGTAGAAGTACTACGATTACGGGAACAGGGGCAGCCGTGCAGGTAAACTTTGCTATCGGGGCAAGCCCTATTTCTATAGGAAACATTCTTAGTATAGGCGATTACTTGTATTATAGCTTACCACCAAGTTACAATACGCCGATTTTGTTCGGTCAGGTAACCAACATCCAACAGAACTATCCGAGCAACTTAAATAGGATTACAGTAGACACAACTATACCGGGAGCTACAATTCCTGCTATACAAAACCCGTACATCATGTACATCAAAAACTCTGTAGCAGAGTCTCATGGCGTACTTGGACACTACTGTGTATTTACTATTGAGAACGATAACGTAAACAAGGTTGAGCTGTTCGCAGCAGAGTCAGAAGTTATGAAAAGTTATCCTTAAATTTGTATAGATGGCATTAATTATACGACCATTGAACGAAAATGATTATGACACCATACTTTCAGAGTGGTGGCGGGCTTGGGGTTGGGAGCCGGTAGAGAGAGATTTTCTCCCGGATGACGGCAAAGGGGGTCTTATGGTGCTTGATGACGAGGAGCCGGTATGTGCGGGGTATATATACACGACAAATTCAAAAGTGGCTTGGGTTGATTGGATCATCTCAAGTGATACGTACAGGAAAAAGCCACAGCGAAGAGAGGGATTAAAATTATTAATAGAGACGCTAACTGATATTTGTAAAAACACAGGTCACAAATACAGTTATGCTCTTATAAAAAACAGATCTCTGATAGGCATCTACGAGGATTTGGGGTATGCAAAAGGAGATAACTATTCAAGTGAAATGATTAAAGTATTATAATATGGCAGTAGCAACTACAACAGCAATAGCATTGGCAGGCTTGGCGGTAAGCGGAGCAAGCGCAGGTGCATCATTTGCCCAAGCGGGTAAGCAAAGAAAGCTTCAAAGGGAAGCTCAGGCCGAAGCAACTAAAGCCATGCAAGAAGCACGTCAAAAGCTTGAGATAAACTATTACAAGCAATTAGGTATTCAGAAAGAACCATACGAGCTTGAGCGTGAGGCTTTGCTTTCAACAGGCGCTCAACTTATTGAGGCCGGAGTAGAAAGTGAGCGTGGTGCGGCAGCTACGGCAGGCCGTGTACAAATGGGACAGCAAGCAGGTCAACGTCAGATTGCAGCAGCGATGGGGCAGGAGTTGGCGGGTCTTGAGAAAGCTACAGTTGGTGAAGCCACAAGGCTACGAGATATGGGCGTTCAGCTTGATCTCGCAGAAGTACAGGGTGCGCAGCAGGCAGAGCGTGACGCTCAGCAAGCGGCAGCAGCAGCAACTACGCAAGGTCTTCAGGCTATTCAATCAATAGGACAGCAGGCTATTCAAATGGCGCCATTATATGGCAAGGACGCTTCTTCAGCGCAAGCTGCTCAGATTGATCAGTTTGGCATGAAAGAAATGGGTCTTAGCCAAATGGACATGCAGAAGAGTATTGCCTCTTTAGGCAAGGTGAACAATATTGATTTTAGTAAGGTTGCCACCATGACACCTAATCAATACCAAGATTTTATGAATAGTGTGGATGTGGGAACATTGAGGCAGATTAGGCAGAATCTACCTAATACGCTTCAGTCTTTTAGACCTGCTGAGTACGCATTACCTGCACAACCAAACTTCTATAATCCATTTGCTATACCGGGAATTGGAGGACGATAAATTAATTAAGAAATGGCAAGAACATATTACAAATACGCTGAGCGGGAAGCAGACAGCTTTATAAATTGGGGTAAGATCGGTAGTGATATTAGCAATATGCTTACCGAGCAGAACAAGATTCGTGAGGATAAGAAAGCTGCTCTTGATGAAGCATCTCGTCAGTTTGGTGAAACTCTTGCCAATGCTCCGCAAGGAGATAACAAAATGCTTAATCAGTGGGCATTAGAGTATGCCGCTGATGCACAAGAAGCTCGACTACTGCAAGACAGGTTACTTAAGTCCGGAAGGCTTAAGGTAAAAGACTACACTGTCATGCGTCAAAATATTAACGATGGTACAAAGCAGGCGTTTAATCTCGTAAAGGAATACCAAGCTGAATACGGAGAGAAGATGAAGCGACTCAAGGAAGGAAAGTCTCAGGACTTAGAGGCATGGCTTATGGCGCAGGCCGAAGGCTTTGCAAACTTCGAGAAGTCTAAGCTATACATCAACCCTACTGACTACAGAGTAAGTGTTGCCATGAAGAAAAAGCAGATGGTTAATGGCAAGGAGGTATACGTTATGGATGAAGATCCAAACAGTTATACCACCGTAAATGCGTTGCGCAATAGGATAAAGGGAACGTATGACAAGTATGACGTAACCGCAAGTATAGGGACCTTGGTTGATAGCCTTGGTGTAGAGATCAACTCTGTTCAAGAGTTGGCTAACTTTTATAAAACAGGCAGTATCACCGAGACGCTTGACATCACAAAAAGAAAAAACCTACCTGCTGATGCCAAAGGGATAGTGATGAAGTTTGAGGATGCAGAAACAAAAATGCTGCAAGCTCAACTTGAAAACCCATACAACACTTCATCTATTCTTACCAATACTGTAGGCTTTGCTCCCGATGGAAAGGAGTATACGTTTACGTTTAGTGAAGAGGAGAGAAACAGGGATGGCAGTAAGATACTACTAAGAAACTCTGATACCGGGAATCCGGTTCCTGAGTTCACAGAAGAGCAGAAGAAGGTAGCGCTTGAGCGTCTTAGACTCGAAGCTCGTATGCAGTACGATAAAAAGGTTGAGATCAAGACTACGCCACAGATACAACTTCAAGAGCGTAGAGCTAAGACTGAGGCTGAGATGGGACGTGAGGATATGCAGAACGAAGCTCAAAACTTTGGTAAGATGCTTGCCTATGCTGTATCAGGTAATGCTGCACAGAAAAGACAGGCAGGTGATTACTTCAAGGCTACAAGAGGTATTTCAGGATTGGAGTTTACAACTACCGGTATTAACATTCTTGAAGGAGCAACGGCTCTTCCTTATGAGTTTGCTACAGGTGGTGTTGAAGCAAATGCAGAAACAGTTGGACGTTCTATGGTTAAGGCTTTGAATAAATCAGGATTACCTGAAGATGTGATTATTCAATCAATGAAGGCAAATCTCTTAAGTCCAAATGTAAGTAAGGTAGCAATAGGTAAAGTTGGTCGTGAGGCTACAGATTATGCAACTGAAGTTGGTCAATATGCAAGAAGAGAAGTATCTACAGGGGTAAGGTTTAATGACCCAACTGCAACCAAAAAGAATCTTGAAGACAAGTTTAAGGATTTAGGATTTAGTTTTGTTGGAGGTAGTAGAGGAGGGACTTTTGGATTTGGGGCAGATGATTATATAGCCATCACTGCGCCAAACGGTAAAACTCAAGAGTTTATAATTGATGATGCTTCTAATAAC